TGCTATATTGACGGCGTGGTGGTCGAGCTACGCCCACCGAACACAAGACACCCAACCCCGCACGGTTCGCCCTGCGGGGTTTTGCTTTTGGTACTCGCCATGTCCCGACTCAAGACGCTCAAGCCCACCCTGCAGGTGATGCGTGATGAACGCGTCCCGACCATGCAGGCCGGTGGCTGGCGTACCAAGGGCATGACAGCAGCCCAGCGTGGCTACAACTACGACTGGCAGAAGGCCAGAGAGCGGTACCTGTCCGAGCACCCGCTGTGCGTGCGCTGCGAGGCGCAAGGCCTGGTGGTTGCGGCCAACGTGGTCGATCACGTCATTGCCCACCGAGGTGACAAGCGGCTGTTCTGGGACAGGACCAACTGGCAGGCGCTGTGCACGCCCTGCCATAGCGGTGATAAGCAGCGCGAGGAGAACGCAGCATGAGCTGAAATTTCTCTGCCCACTCATTCGAAGCCCTAGCGCATTTGCGCCAGGGCTTTTTATTTAGGCCACACCCATGCGACACATACCTGGTTTCGTTGGCTACTTCGCTACTGAGGATGGCCGAATATTCTCCCGCCGCGATGGCCTGCTGGAGCTTAAGCAGCGTGCTGTGGATGGCTACATGAACGTGACGCTCAGCATCCGAATCCATGAGAAGAGGGAAAGGCGGCGCTATCCCGTTCATCGGCTTGTGTGTCTTGCGTTCCACGGCGAGTCATGCAAATCCGCCAGCTTGGCTCGCCACTTGAATGGTGTCCGCACTGACAACCGTGCATCAAACCTTGCATGGGGAACTGGCTATGACAACGCCAGTGACGCGATCAGGCATGGGACCCTTGGTGAGGGCATGAAGGCTCGTCGTCGGAAGCTAACCGATGAGCAAGTGCGAGAGATTCGCCGGCGATTACTTGCCGGTGAGGAGGATGGTGCACTGGCGAAGGAGTTTGGGGTCAGTCGCTACTACCCGCGAGCACTGCTAGCCAGGAAGTGTTGGGCAGCGTTGGTCTGATCGCTGAGGTAGGGGGGCATCGAAACCTTGGGATACCCGGCCCTCTAGACCGCCTGTATTCCCACGCGCAGATTTTTTCCCCTCTGGAGGAAATTGTTAATGGCTTTAACAGGCAAGAAAAAGGCGTTTGCCGATGCCAAACTTGCCGGCAAATCCAATAAGGACGCGGCTATTGCGGCTGGCTACAGCCCAAAAACGGCAGCTGCGGCGGGGGCTCGCCTTGTTAAAGACGTTAACATCGCGGCCTATATCGCCGCGGCCAAGGCATCGCCAGGCAAGAAGGACAAAACCGACGACCAGGCCCCTACTTTCAACCTCAGCGAGGCCATGCAGCACAGCGACCCCATGGCATTTCTCAAGGCAGCCATGAACGACCTGAAGCTTGATCCGCGCATGAGGATTGATGCGGCCAAGGCGATGCTGCCGTACACACACCGCAAGCTGGGTGAAGAAGGCAAGAAGGACGAAAGGCAGAAGGCCGCCGAAAACGCGGCCAAAGGCGGCAGCAAGTTTGCTCCGCCACCGCCGCCACTCAGGCTGGTAGGGAAATGATATGGGAGCGCCAGAATGGACAACCGCGTGCCCTGACTGGGCTGCGCGGCTGATCAACCGCAAGTCGATCATCCCGCCGCCCATCTACCCCGACATGGCGGCTTACGCGCTGGATATTTTCAAGGCACTGAAAGTAGTCGACCTGCCAGGCCAGCCCACCTTCGGCGAGTGTAGCGATGAGTGGGTGTTCGACTTCGTGTCCGCCATCTTCGGCGCTTACGACGCCGAAACCGGCAGGCAGCTGATCCGCGAGTACTACCTGCTGATCTCCAAGAAGAACACGAAATCGACCATCGCCGCCGGCATCATGCTAACGGCGGTCATCATGTGCTGGCGCAACGATGAGGAGCACCTGATCCTTGCGCCAACCAAGGAAGTAGCAGACAACAGCTTCAAGCCAGCCGCTGGCATGGTGCGGGCAGACCCAGAGCTGTCCGCGCTGTTCCACGTGCAGGACCACCTGCGCACCATCACCCACCGGACCACAAAAGCGTCCATGAAGGTGGTGGCAGCCGACACGGATACCGTGTCCGGTAAAAAGTCTGGCCGCATCCTGGTGGACGAGCACTGGCTGTTCGGCAAGAAGTCCGGAGCCGAGGCCATGTTCATCGAGGCCTTGGGTGGCCAGATTTCCCGCGAAGAAGGCTGGGTAATCTTTCTGACCACGCAAAGCGATGAACCGCCAGCTGGTGTTTTCCGCGACAAGCTGCAGTATTTCCGCGACGTACGGGACGGAAAGATTCATGACCCGCGCTCGCTCGGTGTGCTCTACGAGTTCCCCGAGCAGATATTGAAGGACAAGGGCTACCTGCTGCCCGAGAACTTCCACATCACCAACCCGAACCTGGGCCGGTCGGTTAGCAGTGAATGGCTGTCCGACCAGCTACGCAAGAACCAGCACAAGACTGATGGCACATTTCAACAGATTCTGGCCAAACACCTCAACGTAGAAATCGGCCTCGCCTTACGTATGGATCGCTGGGCAGGTGCTGATTTCTGGCTGCAGCAGGGCCGGTGCGGCCTGACTCTGGAGCAGATTATTAAGCGTAGCGAAGTCATTACCGCCGGTATCGATGGTGGCGGCCTTGATGACCTGCTGGGCCTGGCTGTGGTTGGCCGTGACCGTGAGACAGGTGAATGGCTTGCCTGGATGCATGCATGGGCGCATCCGTCTGTGCTTGAACGGCGCAAGGAAATCGCCCCTGCCCTACGCGACTTTGCCCGCGATGGCCATTTAACGCTGGTCAAGCACATAGGCGAGGATGTGGAAGAGCTCGCCAGCTACATCGCCCAGATTGAAGAAGACGACCTGCTAGACAAGGCCGGTCTTGATCCGGCGGGAATTGGCACGATCCTGGATGCGCTAGTCGCTGCCGGTGTACCGCAGGACAAAATCATTGGCATCAGTCAGGGCTGGAAGCTGGGCGGTGCCATCAAGACCGCCGAGCGCAAGCTAGCCGAAGAAGTGCTGGTGCATGATGCCAGCCCAATGATGGCGTGGTGTGTCGGTAATGCCAGGGTGGAGCCGAAAGGCAACGCAATCCTGATCACTAAGCAAGCCAGCGGCTCGGCCAAGATTGACCCGCTAATGGCCCTGTTCAATGCGGTGCAACTGATGGCACTCGGCCCTGCCGCTCGCGGCCCGTCCGTGTACGAATCCCGCGGTATCCGTTTTATCTAAGGTCTCCCCATGAGCTGGCTAAGAAATTTATTTGGTGGTGCACCATCGACCACTGCGGAGCAGTCGCGCCCCGCATCCGAGGTGCGAGCAGAGGCCGGCGCCAGTCTGACCTTTAACGGCTTGGACGACCCGCGCTTGCTGGAATTTTTGCGCAATGGCTTGAGCAGCATGAACCTGCAGGGGGCCAGCAGCCTGCGCAACATGGCGGTATTGCGGTGCGTGTCTCTGATTTCAAACGGTATCGGCATGCTGCCGGTCAATTTGATGGAGTACGGCGATAGCAAGACCGTCGTGGATAAGCACCCTGCGCATCGACTCATCAAGCGGAAGCCGAACGACTGGCTAACACCGATTGAACTGAAATCCCTGCTGCAACTGCATGTCCTGCTCCACGGCAACGGATACGCCCGAATTATCTGGGCTGGTGATCGCCCCATCAGGATGATCCCGTTAAACCCGCTGCACACCGAGCCAAAGCTAACCAGCGAATGGCGCATGACCTACGAGACGCGGCTGAATAACGGGAACGTCATCACCCTGCCAGCCAGGGAGGTATTCCACCTACGCGACCTGTCGCTTGATGGCATCAAGGGCTTGGCCAGATCAGAGCTGGCCAACGAGGCGATCCAGCTGGCGCTGAATGCGGAAAAGGCAGCAAATCGGGTATTCAAAACTGGCGTCATGGCAACTGGCGCCATCGAAGTACCGAATGCGCTTTCCGATACGGCGTATAGCCGTATGAAGCAGTCGCTGCAAGATAACTACGGCGGTGCCGAGAACGCCGGCAGTTGGATGGTGCTGGAAGAAAACGCCAAGGCCAATCGTTTCTCCAGCACGGCATCCGAAGCCCAGCAAATCGAAAACCGCAACCATCAAATCGAAGAGGTGGCTCGCCTTTATGGCGTACCACGGCCACTACTCATGATGGACGACACAAGCTGGGGCAGTGGCGTGGAACAGCTCGCCATTTTCTTTGTGCAGTACACGCTAGCCCCCTGGTTTGTTGCATGGGAGCAGGCGCTGGCTCGGGTATTTCTGACCGACAAGGAGCTGGACCAGGTGTACTTCAAGTTCAACGAGCGCGCCCTGCTGCGCGGCACACTGAAAGACCAGGCTGACTTCTTTACCAAGGCGCTCGGTGCTGGCGGCCATGGCCCATGGATGTCTCAGAACGAAGTCCGTGGCCTGTCTGAAATGCCACGCTCTGCTGATCCGACTGCCGATCAGCTGCGCAACCCAATGACACAAAAGGACAACAGCAATGTGCCTGATAAAGCTGCCTGAAATCCGTGCAGACATCCAGCTGGGTGACATTCAGTTCGACATGCGTCCCGATGCCCTGGAGCGCTGGGACCCTGGAGTAGTGGCTGCCGATAGCTCCGACAAGTCGATCTCCATCTATGGCCGTATCGGTAAGACAGACGACGGCACTGGCATTACGGCAAACCGCATCGGCGCTGTTCTGCGTGCGATAGGTAAGCAGGACATCGTGGTGAATGTGAACTCGCCTGGCGGTGACTTCTTTGAGGGAGTGGCAATCTACAACCTGCTCCGAGAGCATCAGGCCAAGGTGACGATGCGCGTGCTTGGCGTAGCAGCGTCTGCTGCATCGGTTATTGCCATGGCGGGCGATGAAATCCTGATGGGTGATAGCTCCCACATCATGATTCACAACGCATGGGCCGTCGCAGTGGGTAACCGGCATGACTTCACCGAAGCCGCCGGCCGCTTGGCGGTATTCGATGCAGCTATGGCCAAGGTGTATGCGGAACGCTCCGGCGCCAATGCTGAAGAGGTGGCTGCCATGATGGACAAGGAGACCTGGATCACCGCCGAGGCTGCTGTTGCCAGCGGTTTCGCCACCGGCCTGCTTCCTTCTTCATCGCTATCCCATACCGAAGCATCGTGCGGCCAGCAAAAGGCAATGGCCATTGTGGAAGCCGCAATGGCAAAAGCCGGCCACTCCCGCGCTGGCCGCCGCGAAGTATTCAAGACCCTTTTTTCTGGCAAGCCGAGCGCTGCCGAAGCTGCCATGCCGCGCGCTGGCGAAGAAGTAGCCCTGCTTCAATCCCTGACTAATTCTTTGAGAGTGTGAAC